GTTAGCAAACCGGACGCCATCTACTCGGCCGAAGATAAACGGCGTCGGACTGCAGCGGCTGCACTGGACGAGGCGAGGATCAAGCTGTCTATGTTCAAGGATGTGAGTGTGTTAATGCCCAAGAGTGTTGTAGGGGATATAGAGGAAGACGAAGACCCTGAATACGAGGGGGATCAGGGTGCCGACTCGGGAGAGGGCCACGCCCCTATCGACGTTGGAGTCACACCAGGCGCTAAGTTGGAAGTTAGCGGCCAGCACGGTGCGCAGGTGGTACCGCGCACAAAAAACGAAAACATCCCATCAGGGGGTGTACCAATCAGAGGCAAGGGCGCCGGCAAATCCTCAGCAAAAGGAGCTGAAGGCAAGACCGGTAGCCCTGCGCAACTATGAGTAACTTAAGAGCTACACAGCGAGCGAAAGAACTAGGCGAACTGGGCGGGGAACTATTATCCTATCTGAAAAAAGAGGATTTTAGCATTGCTACCCGGCCAGTGGAGGAGCAGTTCTACGCAGTGGCACTGGCCGACAAGAAAGGAGAAAGGATCAGGGCGGCCGCCACCAGCTTGCTGTGTTGTGATTACGCTACTCAGGTGGTTCTAACTAAGCACGAGTTACTACGGCTCGCCTTAGCACCGAAAAAGCACGTAGAGGTTCGGCGTTCCAACCATAAAGGACGCTTCTTCGACCCGGACAAGCAGAAGGTTATTCTGCCCTTGAAAGCACACCCGGGTGCGAGGAATAAGGTAAATGTGTATTTCTCAGAACTACTTAACGAACTGCAAACTAAAGAGATAAAGGAATTTGTGTTCGTTATGGAACAGCAGTGGATGTTCGCTAGCTTGTATGACGATCAAGCTTCAGCCCTGCTGTTGTACGCTCAGGCTCTAAGACCTGAGTTGGGGGACAGGGACGCCTGGGCTATAGCCGTAGCTTGTGTACATGACACACTATATGCTAAAAGCTTGAGTACGATCATCAAGTCTTTGGGCATTAACGGAACGAGTTACGGGTCGAAGCTATGTGAGGCAAACACCCTCGTGGGCAGGGGAGTCGCGCCCCTGGACGTGGAGTCGGAACTGCTGTACAGGCTGGATAGGGAGAGGGTGAAGGAATCAGTGGTGAACTTCGATGAGGACAAGTTGAGGATCGCTGTACGGAAGATAATCCAAACGGAAATCCTGCAAAAACCGACTTTCCCTGAAGTAGGAGAGCATTGGTCAAAAAGGTGGGCTTGGTGTGTGAACGGGGCTCATAGTGGGGCTTTATCTCGGTTTAAGCCGAAGTATAGCACTGCTTATAGACGCAGGATGCACCGGAGGGTCTTCGCCGAGAACCTGGAACATGAGCCTGTAACAGACTGGGATGGGTCGTGCCTGTTCACCATATCTGAAAAACTGGAGCACGGGAAAACGAGGGCTATATTTGGCGGTGACTCAGTGACTTACTTCGCATTTGACCACTTGCTTTCGCACGTGGAGAAAAAGTGGAGAGGGTACAGAGTGGTTCTAGACCCAGGAAGAGGTGGAGCGAGCGGCATGGCAGGTAGAGTGGAGAAGCTGCGCGGAGCCTGGCACGTTATGCTAGATTACGACGACTTCAACTCCCAACACAGTCTAAGTTCTCAGAAATTAGTAATAGAGGAGACGGTAAGGGCAACAGGCTATGACTATGTTAAGGGAAGGAAGTTGGTGGAGTCTTTCGACAACCAATTCGTAGTCGTAGACGGGCAATTGAGGCGACTAGAGGGTACGTTGATGAGTGGGCACAGGGCGACCACATTCATAAACAGTGTACTTAACTTGGCTTATATTATGTGCGCTGAACCGGCGGTGTGGGACATGCAGAGCATACACGTAGGAGACGACATCTATGTGAGTGCACCCAGCGCCGTGTCAGCGGCCAAGCTACTGAGGGCTGTCCAAGATTCGGGGGTGAGGATGAACCCGCTGAAACAGAGCATAGGCACTCACACGGCAGAGTTCCTCAGACACGCTTCTGGGCCAAAAGCGAGTTACGGGTACGTGGCCAGGTCCATCTCGTCTGTCGTTAGCGGCAACTGGGTCAGCGAGAACAAACTAGACCCTCGTCAGTTCGTGTCTTCTGTCATACAATCGGCATGGACCCTGCGCAACAGGTCGCAGACTAACGTAAGCTCACTCCTGGCGCGGTCAGTTAATAGGGTCACGGGCATGAAGCTCAACTGGGCGAGGAAGCTGATGTTAGGTGAACTAAGCCTCGATAACTCCCCGGTTTTGGCTGAGTTCCCCTCCGTACCTCAGGTTGAGATGAGAATGGAAGCTCTGGACAGGAGGGTAGATCTGGCGTCAGTGGCAAAGGAGGAGGGCAAATTCTTTGCTACCAAAGATTACCTGGCCCACCACGTGACGCCGGTAGAGGTGATTGCAGTGAGGGAAGCGGGGGTAGACGTAAGTAGGATTATGGCAGAGTCTTCGTACAAGAAGACGCTCATAGACACTAGCGATCAAACCGCCCCAACCTGCAGTTTCACAGACAAGGGGAGAGCCTTGAGGCCTTGTACAGCTCAAAACTTGGAAGAGCTGCGTGAGGAGAGACCTGACAAGGGGGTCTTGGACGGCCTGCCAATAATATCACTCATAAGGGACAGGCTCAGCATACCGCTGGTCGCAAAGCTACTCAATGCGATGGGAGTGAATGCGGGAGTTGGTAAAGAGGTTATGAGAACGGCCTTTAGTGATTATTCCGCGAGGGGGAGAAGGTGGGCTCACGGCTACATCCCCTTTTCCGACCTGACTGCACTGGAACAGGTTGAAGATTTAGCAGTGTATCCAACAAGGAACAGATTCTTCTAGGTATGGCTCGTCCGAGAACAGCATGAGGAAGGATGCGTCTAGTAGTTGGG